CAAATCGATCGTGAGGAGTTAGGGCTTGAGCTTCACGAAATTTAAGATGATAACCATTCCACACTAGCCAACGATGTTCAGGAGTACATCTTAGAACATAGCCATCTTCAGTCTCGATCTCTAAGATATTATCAATACCATTAGAGAATAATTGCGTAGCTTTAGCTTCGCCGAGACATGAATTGACAATTAAATCCGTTGAAGTAGAGAAGGGGAGGGTTACTTCACTATAAGGAAGAACTTCTTTTAAGTACTGCAGACCTTCGCGAGTAGCGACAAGAGTATCATCACCAACGCACTTCCACGAACCACGAGGACCAAGTACTAAGGTCCTCGGATTCGCCATTTGAAATTCAAACCATCTCTGATGAAATGGCTGAAGAATCGTGTCGAGAAAGGCAGCATTGAAGAAGTCGAATCGTTCTTCTGCTGCGGTTCGAAGTACTTGGAGTTCATTCTTTTTTAGTTGACTCAGCTTAAACTGACTTGATGAGGCCATTCTCCCTCATTACCCACAACACCTCATCAACCCTATCATCCAGCCCTGATGCTTGGATTACGTGGTGTTTAATATTTTCGTTATTCAACATGCCCAATATAATGAAATGCATTAAACGGGCGTTGTTTGGTTGAGTATTTCGAAGGCCATCATCAACCAACGGAATCCTTCCTGAAGGTACGAAGAAATGAAACTCGTACATTGACTTTGCGTAGTCAACACACTGGCGATAGTAATCGTTAAGAAAAGCTTGCATATCGTCTTCACGCGCAAGATGACTTAGAGTATATGCAAACATATCAATAGATGAACGATCAGCGAGAAATGGACTGAGTATAAACTTTTCTCTAATCGATCGTTTCTGGAGTAACCAAGATTGGAATTCTCTGGTTAGTTCTTTGTCAGTTCCAAAAACGGGAGGCTTTTCTAAACCCATTTCCTTTACCGCTTCTCTGACAACGTTAACGGTTTTAGGGACGTTTAAAACTTCCGCGAGACGATTAATCAATGTAGTTTTACCACTACCTTCAGATCCGGTAAAAGCTACGCCCAATAACCAATTAGCTTTCAGTATCATGCGTTCTCCCTAAAGTGTGTTCAATTAATGCTGCAACTTCGGTTGCCTCAACATCTCCTTGAGTTTCTGCCACCTTCATGAAGTCATTAACAAATTTGTGAATATCCAGTTTACCTTTAACTCGAAAAATATCAAAGGAACTTTCAACTGTTTCTTCTGTTCCATACGCACGTTTTAATTCAAGGATTAATTTAAATGTTTCTAAAAGTTCTTTCCATGTCTGAGGTCTAAGCTTCTTATTTTCTAACGCGTCAGAGCAAATAGATTCTAAGAGACCGATTAATTGATGAGCGGTATATTTGGGTTGAAGAGCTGTAACTACTGCCTCAGAAACTACTTGAGGGACTTGAACTTGCATCTTTCTTTTGAAATCCACCCAAGCATGATATGAACAGGTACACTTGCAGTGCGCTGACTTCCAATACTTTAAAGTATTGGGGCTAACATTTAATTTACCTGCAATTTCTTCGAGCGTCAACCCTTGAACGTATAATTCAAAAGCCTGTTTATGCAATTCAATATTGTTCTTCAATGCTAACCTCGCGTGAATGCTCCCTCTGACGATTGCTACATACCAATCAAAATTGGCTTGAAGTTTTAAAGATAATTGCTGGATCGCGCTTATTTTTTCCCGTGTTTGTTCGCCTCAACGGCTCTCAGTTGCCTTAAAGCTTCCCGTTTAGTAGGATGCTTTCCAAGAATACGTCCAGTTGATTCAGCGCGTACAACCCACTTACTACCTTCCTTTCTCACCATTTTTAGTCTACCTCTGGATCTTTTTCTTCGTCCATGTCAGCATCAGTCAAATTTTCCATTGCTTCTTTTACCCACAAATCTACTTGTTCTGAATGTTCACGGTAGTAGTCACGAAAAGTACTTGACTGAACTTTTACGTCATTCGGCAATGTTGTCCAAGCTCCTTTTTTAAGTGCAATTTTTGCCATAATAAGCAGATCCAAAATTGGAGTTACTCCATCTACTCCTGAATCCCAGCGAACGATAAAGTTACAAGCCTTTAAAGGGGGTGCTAACTTATTACGAATGCATTTTGCTTTAACTTCAATGCCAATGGGATCTTGTCCTTGCTTGACATAACGAAATCTAGCAAGCTGGAAAATCATGGAAGAGTAAAACGTGGTAGGGTTTTTAGCTAACCACGTTAAAGGACTTCCATAACCCATCGTCATAATTTTCGTTCTTGGTTGATGTACTAAGATTAATGCAACGCGAGTCTTTGCAATCAAACCAACAATTTTTCGAAAAGCTTGACTGAAATATCGTGCGTGCATTCCGGGCTGAGTTGACTTTCCCTCTGCCATAGACAGGTCAGATTCGCTCGCAAGCGCAGAACATGTATCTAAAGCAATACATAACAACTTATCAGGATTATCTGCTCTTACAAGCTTTATAACGTTTTCTATGAGAGGAACTATTTGCTCAAGTTGTACATCTTCGAATTTAATTAGTTCATTAGTGTCTAGACCTACAATCCTGGCTCGCTCAACCTCCAAAGAGTATTCACTATCGATGAGAACACTAATTCCCCCACGTTTTTGAACGGATGAAAGAATTGAATAGACAAGAGAACTTTTTCCAGTTCCAGGTTCTCCTACTAAGCTGATAGTTCTTCCTACAGGAATTCCACCTCTTCCTGTAATAATATCAAATGTAGGAATTCCAGACGGAATAAATTCCTTGACGTTGGCGTGGCATTCAGGAGAGTCTAGATCTAAAGCACCTAACTTTTCGCGCAGTTGGCTCATATAAACTCTAGAAGCCCGGGAGCCAAAGCCCCCGGGCATGATCATTGAGATAATTAGTCGATCTCGCCGAGAACGACTTTTTCGCCTGCGATTGCACCTTTCAACTTATCCATACCAGATTTGATATTATCTCCTCCAGTATCTTTAGCTTCTTTGATAGGTGCTTCTGGAGTAATAGTGCCAGTACCCTCAAAAGATTTACCTCCACCTAAAGAGCTCTCAACACGAGCAACTAGTTCAGGCGGAAAGTAACCTTTCTGCTCTTCATAACTACGACGCTGATTTTGAACTATTGCATCCAGGTCATGACATTGACCTAGCAGGTCTTCGTTAGCGATCGCCGAAGATTGACGATCTAAACGGACGTTATATCGATTTCCCGGGTTCTTTGTAATAATCACATTGAATCCAGTCTCGGGATGAACGAAGTCTTCGCCGCTTATGAATAGCTGAAAGACCTGTCCAAAGACAGTAAAGCTCAAAGGTAAAATTTTTACCACGGGCTCTTCGGCTTTCACATCATAAGCGTTAACCCAGAAGACCCGACTAGCTTTCATATTACGAGCCGCTTCCTGATCTTCCTTACTCGGCGACATTGCTAAGACTGTAATAGCATCGTCGACGAAACATCTTGATGGAGGAGTCTCGGCAGCGTTACAAACGCACACACGATTTCTTTCTCCACCACCAACTTTAAAGTGGTTCCTTACTTCCCGAAACCATAATCCACCTTCTTTATAAGCAGGCAAGATCCTGACGGTATTAATACCGTCAGCGAGTTTCATAAAACGGCCTTCTACCGCAGAGCGGACATCAGCAAGCTTACGAAATGACTCCGGGTCCAACTGTTTCTTTAGTGCGTCTAAGAATGTCATAGCAGTTCTCCTCCTGTGTAATTAAACACTGTTTAAAAGTTTATATTGTTTATTGTGAATGTTCCCACGGCTTCAGAGGGCTTCTAGAGAGCTGGATGAATCCAGCCTCAAGCCATGCAAAAGGATTATAAACTCCGCTACCCATTTCTAGTACTCGCGCTGTTCAAATGACAGCTGTTTTCTCTGAGTGATAGAAAGGTTCACAAGTGAATCGCGTTTGAACCAAAGGCTAGTGACAGTCGAATTAATTAAGTCCAAGACATAAGTTATTCTTGACAGCTTATCCATTAATTTGGCATACTCTTGATCTTCCTGCAACGCTGCTTCAAGAATTTTACTTGTTACATAATGCGATTTTTGAATCTTCGCTAGAAATGGACCGGAGACAATTCGAATGTCTCTTTCGATTTGCCTTTTAAAGAATTCAAGATCAGCTCGCTGAGCTAACCAATACTGACTGATAGCGGGGAGCGTTTCAAGATCCGAATTCGTCTCGATGATCTTCGCATCAGCTTTAAGTTTTTCTTTTAGTTCAGCAACGATTCCAAGAAAAGCTTCATCATCAACTTCAAGAGCAGCTATCAGTTTGACAATCATAAGTTTTACCTTTTCACGTATTGAACGGGATCCTTCACTTTATTCTTTGCGAATCCCTCAAGCCTTTCAGTACAACTACCACAAGTTCCACATGCTAAGGGCTCTTCACCCTGTGGATCATAACAAGTCCACGTATGTTCATACGGAACACCCAACTTAAATCCAACTTCAAGGATTGAACCTTTATCCATGTGCATAAAAGGTACATATAGATTAATTGGCCAGTAATGCGCTTTATTAAATACGTCTTGCATCGCGGCGATATAGTCTGGACGACAATCGGGATAGATTGCATGATCTCCAGAATGTGCAGCATACGCAACCGTATTAAATCCACAGCTGATACACCAACCAAGCGCGAGGCTTAGAAGGATTGTATTTCGTGCGGGCACTACGGTCATCTTCATTGATTCATCTTCGTAGTGCCCTTTTGGAACAGACACTCTAGAATCAGTTAACGCCGAACCTTGAAGAATCGAATTGATAACCGATACGTCCAAGACCTTGTGGGGAACTTTAAAGTGCTTAGTTAAAGTCATTGCACATTTTAATTCATGACGATGCTTCTGACCATAAATTAAAGTGAGAGCGCTAACTTTATCAAACTCGTTAATTGCTTTAGCGAGTAAGGTAGCACTATCCATTCCACCACTTAAAAGGACAATACAAGACATCTCTCCAGCCATGACAATCACTCCCTTTTCAATTTTATGAGGACACGTTCCAAACATTCCTTTCGTGGCATTACCATTAAAACATGAAACTTAACCGGGGGAATTTTTGCGACTATCATTTTCATGACCGCTGGTGAGAATCGCAAAAACTTTTGAGGGTCTTTGGTTTTCGGGGAGATTTCTTAGATACTGTTCGACACCTTTAGTCGTCATACCAACAGCATCAAGCAATCTAGCCATTAAAGTTCTTCTCTGTTCTCTTAGCAATATGCTGAATCGGGACGAAGTCATAAATGATATCATATTCATTATCAAATTGAGCCAGCGTCATTGTCGCTTTTACCTGGAGTAACTTTGTTGCTCTTCGAGGAATTGATTAAAACTGCCAACCTGTCATCCTTAACGGTTGATATCGATCCAGATCTATCCAGTACAAGTACGATGTTGTGTGCAATCAGAATCAGTCATTTTCGGGATTCCTTTTATGTTTAGAGTAAAGTTCGGAAAACTTTTGATCCATTCGCAGCATCTCGCCGGAGTGAACTTCGCGCTGTTTCTTTAGCTCCATGATTTCTTCCATCATAGATTGGGTAATTTCGATACTCTTATTAAGCTTCCAAGTCGAGGCAAACAGATAAACAATAGCCACAACTTCAGCTAAAGTAATGAATCT